TGGCGGTAAAGTTTCTGCATCCAAAAGAGCAGATGGCGCTATCAGAAGAGGTCATACGAAAGGAACTTACAAATGAAACACGGACACAAACATCATCACGAGCACGTTGAGCACCACATGAAAGAGCATGATGGTCATCACGCCCATGGCGGTCACATTCATCACCACGAGCATGTTGAGAAACATCTCAAGGAACATGAAGGTGGCATGCACGGTCACAAGCACCATCACGAGATGGTAGCTGAGATGTGCGGTGGCGGTTACTCACACAAATGAGAGCATCTCGTGGGATGGGAGCAATAAAACCATCCAAAATGCCTAGCAAACCTCGTGTCATCACACGGAAAGATGATCCGAATAAAGTCTACGAGTATGCCAAAGGCGGTGAAGTTTGGAATAAGCCGAGGCCCAAGGATTTAGGTGCGCCCAAGAAATTGAGTTCAGCTAAAAAGAAAAGCGCCAAAGCGATGGCCAAAGCCGCTGGCAGACCATATCCTAATTTAGTTGACAACATGAGAGCAGCGAGGAAAAAATGAATTTATTTGAAAAAGTACACCAGTTTATTCGCAGTGCAGGTCATGCCGTTGAGAGTGAAGAACACAAATTATTGAATGAATTTGTGACTTTCATTGGTGAAAAAAATCTTGTGGCTGAGTTCTTACAGTCAAAAGGTCTTTATGAGGATAGCAATGCTCGAGCCGTTATTGGAACATTTGCATCTGTGGTTGTCCCACCCGTTGAGACTCCTGCACCTGTTGTCGTTGATACTCCTGCTCCTGTTGTTACAGAGGAGGTGACAGATGGAACTGTTGTTGAATCTGATCCTGCTCCTGTTGCTCCTGTTATGGATACATCGGTAGCTCCTGATGCTCAAGTAGTAACTACACAAGTGAGTTAATCATGGCTGAAAAATGGATTCAACACGCAATTAAAAAAGCTGGTGCTTTGAGAGAAGCTTTGCATGTCAAAGAGGGGCATACCATCCCAGCTAAAAAACTTGCGGCAGCTGCAAAAAAACCTGGTAAATTAGGTCAGAGAGCTCGCTTGGCCGAGACACTAAAGGGCTTTAAGCACAAATAATGGCATACACCACTGGCACATCGGTCTTCAACCTAAACATGAATGACCTCATTGAAGAGGCATTCGAAAGGTGTGGACTCGAGCTCAGAACTGGTTATGATGTTCGGACTGCAACACGCAGTCTGAATCTTTTAACCGTTGAATGGTCTAATAGAGGGATTAACCTTTGGACCGTTGAAGAGGGCCAGATTTATTTGAATACTGGGCAAATCATGTATCCGTTGCCCGTAGATACGATTGATTTGTTGAGTCATGTGATTCGTCAAGGCACTTTACAGAATCAGATTGACATCAACATTAGCCGTATTTCAGAAGACACTTATTCCACGATTCCGAATAAGCTGGCTCAAGGCAGACCGATTCAAGTTTGGATCAACCGTCAGTCAGGAAACACCAATCCAACCAGCTATACCTTGTATGGCAATGGAACGACCACTGGGATCAGTGCAACAGACACCACGATTCAATTGAGCCCCAACACTGATTTAACGAGTTTGGCGGCCACTGGCTACATTCAACTGGGTAGTGAGATCATTTACTACCCCAACGTAAGCACTACAGCGCCTTTCCAGCTCTTAAATTGCTATCGTGGACAGGCAGGTACTACCGCCTCATCTGCGGCCACTGGAACGCCTGTATTCGTGCCACAGCTACCTACGATTAACGTATGGCCCAGCCCTAATTCTGGCGGTAACTATACGTTTGTGTACTGGCGTTTGAGAAGAATTCAAGACGCAGGAACTGGAACAAACATCAATGACATTCCATTTAGGTTGATTCCAGCGATGACAGCTGGCTTGGCCTACTATATGTCTATGAAATTGCCTGGCGTTGATCCAAATAGGATTGGCATGTTGAAAGCGGATTACGATCTTCAGTGGGACTTGGCGTCTCAAGAGGACAGAGAGAAGGCTCCAGTTCGGTTTGTGCCTCGGAACATGTTTTATACGAGGTAATCATGCCCAACAAGTTTGCCTCGGGTAAATATGCGATTGCTGAATGTGACCGATGTGGTCAGAGGTACAAGCTCAAAGAGTTGAGGAAAGAGGTCATCAAGACCAAGCTTTTCAACATTAGGGTTTGCCCTGAGTGCTGGGATCCTGATCAACCGCAATTGAGTTTGGGTTTGTATCCTGTTAACGATCCACAGGCGGTGCGTGAGCCTCGTCCTGATGTGAGTTATCAAGTTGGCGGAACTTCTGGGTTGTTGACCAATCCTTATGATCCGAATGTCCAAAATGTGGACAATGCTGGCTATCCATCTGATGGTAGTCGGCAGACGCAGTGGGGTTGGAATCCAGTGGGTGGAGCGAGTTATTTTGACAGTTATTTAACGCCAAATTCCTTGCTTCCTGTTATAACAATTGGTACAGTTACAGTAAGTACAACTTAGGAGTTTATGATGGCTAAACACGATGATATCAAGGAAGATAAAAAGCTGATCAAGAAGGCTTTTGTTATGCATGACAAGCAAGAGCACAAGGGTAAGCACACCAATCTTTCTAAGCTTGCTAAAGGTGGCGTGACCAGTAAGGCCATGAAAGCTGTTGGACGCAATTTGGCTCGTGCTCACAATCAAAAAGCAGGGAGCAAATAATGCCCACCCAAATGAAACCCACTAAGAAAAACAGTCCTGCCATTCATCATGGCATGGGCAAGACCAATGGTCCAGCCAGCGAATATGCAGCTCCTCACACCATGAGTGGCAAGAAGATCACTGTGCAGAGTTTCCAATCTGAGATGGATGCAATTCCATATGGCCGTGAGAAGTCTGTCAAAGATGCACGTATCACTGATCCATTGTCCAATGGCGTGAGCTACGGTGTATCTGAAGAGAAGACATCAGGCATTGAGATGCGTGGTGCTGGAGCGGCTACAAAGGGACGCATGTCTAGAGGACCGATGGCGTGAACTATCAGCAATTATGGCAAGCCATACAGGATTATTCTGAGACTACAGAGTCACTCTTTGTAGCGAATATTCCTCTATTTGTTATGGAGGCGGAAGAGCGCATCTATAACACGGTTCAATTGCCAGCGTTGCGTAAGAATGTCACGGGATCGGTCACATCTGGCAATATGTATTTGTCTTTGCCAAATGATTATTTATCGACTTATTCATTGGCTGTGATTGATTCATCTGGCAATTACAATTATTTGCTCAACAAAGATGTGAATTTAATCAGGCAATCGTATCCCAATCCGACAACGTCAATTGGGTTGCCTTATTACTATGCGCTTTTTGGTAGTCAGTATTCCAATATCAATGAGTTGTCTATGATATTGGGTCCAACTCCAGACCAAAATTATGCGGTAGAGCTGCATTATTTCTACTATCCACCAACTATTGTTCAAGGCCAAATCAGCACGTTCAACATCATCAATGCTGGATCGGCATATGTAACTGGAACCTACCAGGATGTTTATTTAACAGGTGGTTCTGGAACAGGTGCTATTGCAACGATTGTGGTTGGATCGGGCAATACGATCACATCGGTTACGATCACCAATGGCGGTAATTTTTACGTAGTTGGTGATGTTTTGAGTGCCAACACCACCACGATTGGCGGTGGTTCTGGAACTGGATTTCAGATCAGCATTACAGCTTTGACAAATGCACGAGGAACCAGCTGGCTGGGTGACAACTACGATCCTGTTTTGTTTTATGGTGCAATGAGAGAAGCCATGATATTCCAAAAGCAGGAAGTGGAAGTCATTAAAGAATACGAAGACAAGTACAATGAAGCGATCAATCAGCTGAAACGTCTTGGTGATGGCCTTGAGCGTGGTGATGCTTATCGCAATGGTCAGACTCGTTTGACCTACAACAAACTTTGAGATTTAAATGATTGTCCAAACCGCATGTAATATTTTCCAGCAGAACCTATTGAATGGTAATGAGAACTTTACCTCTGGAACTTATTACATTGCTTTGTATAACGCCAACGCCAATTTGAATGCAACGACAACGGCTTATACAACGGTGAATGAGGTGGTAGGAACAGGTTATACAGCTGGCGGAATTCCTTTGGTGATATCAACGCCACCCACGATCAATAATCAATACAACACGACATATGTGTCGTTTCAGAATGCAGTTTGGAACCCTGCATCATTTACTTGTAGAGGGGCTTTGGTATACAATTATGTAACGAAAGCTGCTTGTTTCGTGTTGAATTTTGGATCAGACAAAATTTGTAGTAACAGCTTCACGGTGACGTTCCCAGCTGCGACTTATTCGTCTGCTATTTTGACAGTCAGTAGTTATACTGACGCTAATGTTGTAAGCTCAGGAGATTAAGGAATCACTATGACAAACGAACTTTCAAATTTTGGCGATCAAGCCCAAATGACCATTCAATCCAAAGTAGACGTACCACAAGGTATGGGTATCGAGGGTTGGTATCACATTGTGTGCCGAGACAAGGACGGCAATATCAAGTGGGAAGAAGAGTTTCCCAATTTGGTTTTAGCCCCTGGCAAACAGTTGATGTTGGACACTTTGATGAAGGGTAGCTCTTACTCTGTGACAGGACCTTATTTGGGATTGACCAAGGGTACGTTTACTTATGCGGCCACAGACACATTGTTAACCAGTACGAATGGTACAGGAGGAGCTGGCGTAGGAACATCCACCTATGAGTTTACCAATTACACTAGTACACCAAGCAGTACAGCGGTTCGTGGTACGGCTTCATTTGCTTCATCGACATCGACAGGTGCTACGCCAGCCAATATCACATCGAGCACAGCTAGTGCGGTGACGTATACGATTACTGGCGCTGGAGGAACAGTATCAGGATGTTTCTTGGTTTTAGGTACTGGAGCTTCTAGTACATTCAACAACACGGCAGGTGTTTTGTATTCAGAAGGTAGTTTTAGTACAGCCAAGACTGTAACCTCGGGCGATACCGTATCGGTTACGTACAGTACAACTGCAACTTCTTAAGGAGTCTTAAATGGCTCTTCAAGTCGCTGATAGAGTCCAGGTCACCGCAACAGCCAATACGACTGTTAGCTTTACGCTGGGCTCAGCCGTAACGGGCTATCAAAGTTTTTCCGTTATCACAAACGGAAACACAACGTATTATGCTGCCACAGACACATCGGGTAACTGGGAGGTAGGTCTTGGTACTTATTCTTCAAGCGGCCCGACTCTCAATCGCACAACGATTTTATCGAGCAGTAATTCTGGATCAGCGGTTACTTTCAGCGGCACGGTTAATGTATTTGTTACTTACCCTGCTGAGTATGCCGTCTATCAAGGTGGCCCACTTGGAACACCTACAAGCGTAACCCTCACTAACGCAACAGGATTGCCCAATAGCGGTCTTGTCAATAGCACCATAACCATTGGTGGAACATCTATTTCTTTAGGTGGTTCTACATCTGCCATTACCAATGACATCACCATTCATGGATTGACTGTTGGATTGGGTAATAATTCAGTTTCTGGAAATACTGCATTAGGTGTTAGTGCATTAACAACCAATACAACAGGTTTTAATAACACAGCAACAGGTTATCAATCTTTAGGTTTAAACCAAGGAGGTTATAACAATACTGCAAATGGTTATCAAGCACTCTACAATAATACTTCGGGCACAGTAAATGTTGCTATGGGTATGTATTCATTGTTAGCAAATACAACTGGAGGAAGCAATACTGCAATTGGATATGCTACTTTGCAAGCCAACACCACAGCCTCTAACAACACTGCTGTAGGTTATCAGGCTGGGTATAGCAATACTACTGGTGGAATTTCAGCATTAGGAACACAAGCTGGTTACTCAAATACAACTGGTACAGCAAATATTGCAATAGGTGGACAAGCACTTTTTACA